GGTGGTATTATGAAGGTATCTAAAGTAAAATAAAAATGTGCACTGGCTGTGCAATAATTGTGCATCAGGGCTAGGCTTGTAGGAGGCGTGAGTGAAAAAGTTAAGTACACCAATAAAAAAGAATTTGTCGGTAGACTTAAAAACTCCATACACTTTAAACGCCTCCGAAACATCTACACTGGCGTAGTAGAATAACAGACAATACAAGCCTTTTTAACTATTGCATTAAATAAATGTGATAGCTACGCTGTCGTAGTAGATGTGCACTTCAATGCACAAAGACTACGAACAAACATTAAACATTAACGAGGCTAATATGGAAATAGACGCAAAAATACTAGAGAAATTTGGCATTCTTAAAAACTCAAAGAATGTGCCTTCAACTCTACACGAAAAAATAGAGGCAGAAAAAACAATTGAGTTAGCTATGATTAAGAGTGGAATAAAAAGGTTCCATAAAACAATCAATAAAGCCAGAGCAAAAGTTGCAGAAAAGACAGGCAAGCCTAGAGAGACTAACGAAAGTACAACTATCTATGGCCAGGTATTAATCCAGTCAGGATTAGAACCTCTTTGTGATGCACTAAATAAATACTTCATTGAAGCATTTGATGGGCACGCCAAAAGATATGCAACAGAAGCCACACTTCTTTCCAAGTGTATTCCTATTCAGGAAGTAGCAAATGATAATCCAGAGAGGTGGTCAAGTATAGCTTTCATAAGTCTTAAAGCTGTACTAGATAGTATCACAGTTTCTTCAACACAAACAAAGGCTGTTTTAAAAATAGCTTCTGCAATAGAAGATGAAGCTCGATTATTATATTTCAAAGAGAGTGATAATAAAAATTATACTCAAACAAAAGAATGGTTAAAAACCAAGAACAACTATAGACATAAGCGTAAAGTATTTCAGTACGCTATGAACAGACACCAGCTAGAATACTCTGGTTGGTCTAAAGAAGAGAAGGTAAAACTCGGTAAATTACTTCTCGAACTATTAGCCAAAACAACTGGCTTTATAAAACTCACCAAAACATTTGCTGTAAAAGGCAAGTCTATTGTTTATGTCCAGGCTACCGATAAGACTATGAACTGGATTGAACAGAAAAAAATCCACGCAGAAATATTAAAACCATTTAGAGAACCTATGCTGGTTAAACCTAAACGATGGGATAACAACCCATATTCAGGTGGCTATTACATCAAGGATTTAAGGCCAAATGAATTAAGTACCACTATAGGAGAACCTACTAAACAAAATCAACAATCAAACAATGAGGTAAAAGATGCACTATAATATGGTGAAAAGAGCATCCAGGGCTTATCTGGAAGAAATAGCAAACAGGGCACATGAAATGCCTGAAGTTTACAGATGTATCAATACATTACAGGATACAGCATTTACAATTAATACTCCTGTATACCAGGTTATGAGAACTATACATGACAAGGGATTAGCAATTGCTGGTTTACCTAGTCATAAAATAGAAGAACCAATTAAACCTATTGATATAGCAACAAACGAAGTAGCAAGAAAAGATTACAGCAGAAGGAAGAAAGCTGTATGTGATTTCAATGCTACAATAGATAGTAAAGCTTTATTAACAGAGAAGATTTTTACAGTCGCAGATACATACGAACAATTTGATGAGTTCTATTTTCCATTACAATATGATTTTAGATTTAGAATTTATTGTGTACCTGAAGGATTAAATTATCAGAATAATGATTTAGCTAAAGGTCTCTTGTTATTTAGAAATGGCAAACGATTAGAAGGTATTGGAGCTGTAAGAAAGTTAGCAATACATGGAGCTAATATGTATGGCATGGATAAAGATACATTAGACAATAGAGTTAAATGGGTAGAAGAAAATGAAGAAGCTATAAAAGCTACAGCAGAAGACCCACATAATAATTATGAGTTTTGGGCTCATTGTTCTGAACCTGTGCAATTCCTGGCGTTCTGTTTTGAGTGGAATAATTTCTGCAAATCAGGCAAGTCATTTGATTTTATTACACATCTTATTTGTTATTCTGATTGTACTAATTCTGGATTACAAATTTTTTCAGGATTATTAAAAGATGAAATAGGTGGTAGTGCAGTTAATCTTATACCAAGTAATAGAGTTCAAGATGTATATGGTGAAGTTGCAAAGAAAACTTTAGAACTCCTGGAGAAGGAACCAGATAGTTTACTCAAAGATATTTGGTTAGACTATGGAATAAATAGGAAGACTACAAAGAAAGTCACTATGTGTATTGTTTATGGACTTACACAATTCTCTTGTAGAAAATATATCCAGGAACATTTGGAAGATATGGAAGAAGATGGTGTTGAGATACCATTCTCTACTGACAGAAATCCTAAACCAGATACTCCTAATATATTTAAAGGTACAGCTTTCTTATCAAGATTAGTTTGGAAAGCATTAGATGAAGTTATCTTATCTGCAAAAGTTGCGATGAAGTGGTTGCAACAAGTATCTAAATTAGTTTCAGAAAATGGTTTACCAGTTGTATGGACAACACCTACAGGTGCAATAATACAAATGGTTTGTCCTGTATTAGAAACTAAAAGAGTTAATACTTATATGGGTGAAAAAATATTTAGACCTAAAACAGGAACCTATACACCTGATATAAGAAAAACTTCTATAGCAATTGAAACAAATAAAATAGATAAGAGGCGTGTAGCAAATTCAATAGCACCTTGTTATGTTCACGCACTAGATGCTTCTCTATTAATTAAAGCTGTATGTAAAGCTAGTGATTATACAATTGAAAACTTTGCTTGCGTACATGATAGCTTTGGTTGTTTAGCAACAGATGTATCTACAATGAACATAGCATTGAGAGAAGCTTTTGTTGAAATCTTTGATGGAAAAAATTTATTAGAAGATTTTAAAAAAGAAGTTGAACTACAGGTACCTAAAAAATTAAGACATAAAATCCCACCATTACCAAAACAAGGTGAGCTGTCTTTAAAATCAGTGTTAGGTTCTGTGTATTTTTGTAGTTAATTGTATACGCTAGCGTACTAAACAGGACACTATAGATGAACAGAAGCGTCATCAAATCAATTAACCAAGACCTAGGAGGGTCAATGCAAAAAGCACAAACATACACTTCTCCTTTTGGTAAAGCTATATATCCACACTTAAGTAAGTGTGATGTTAGGTTCAAACCTGAAGGTGAGTATAAAGTAGACTTGAGCCTCAAAGATACTCAAGCTCAAGAGTTGATAAAAGTTATAAAACAATATCAGCTCAAAGCAGTAGCCGAGGCTAAAGAAAAAACCAATAAGAAAACTATAAAGGAACACGCACCACCTTATAAAAAAGATGAGGAAGGTAATGTTATCTTTAAGTTTAAAATGAAAGCTAGTGGTACCAATGGTAAAACTGGTGACACATTTAAACAAAGGCCAGCTTTATTCGATAATGAATTAAAACCTATAAGTCCAGATATAACTATCTGGGGTGGTTCAGTTCTTCGTGTAAGCTACCAACCATTTCCTTGGTATACGCCTGCTCTTGGAGCTGGAGTATCATTAAGACTTAAATCAGTACAAGTAAAAGATTTAGTCGAAGGTGGTGGTCAATCTGCTGAAGCTAATGGCTTTGATAAAGTACATGGCGACAGCTCATCTAAAAATGGGTCGGAAAATAATGAAGAGATTTCGGAAGAAGTTTCCAAAGCAACCGACTTCTAAATTCAAATCAAAGCTTGAGGAGGATTTTAATAATTTTTTAATTAAACAAAAAATAAAGTTTGGTTATGAAGATTATAAAGTATCTTACCTCAAGCCAGAAAAATTATCTAAATATACTCCTGACTTTAATTGTCCTGCAATAGATACATTCAAAATAATATTTGAAACTAAAGGACAATTCTTAACTTCAGATAGGAAGAAACATTTATTAATCAAAGCACAACATCCTAAATTAGATATTAGGTTTGTGTTCTCAAATTCAAAAACAAAGATAGGAAAAAAATCAAAAACAACTTATGCAAAATGGTGTGAACTAAAAGGGTTCAAATATCATTGTGTGTATTCAACAGGAAAACTTTTACCAGATGACTGGGTTAAAGAAGTTTTAAATCAACAGAAAAAATTATGAGTAGAAAATCAACAGACTATTTTATTATACATTGTACAGCGACTAAACCTTCTATGGACATAGGTTATGAAGAGATAAACCGATGGCACAGAGAAAGAGGCTGGCTGTCGTGTGGCTACCACTTCATAGTGAGAAGAAATGGCATTATAGAAGATGGAAGAACTACAGATGCAGTTGGAGCTCATTGTCGTGGCAAAAATCATAACTCGATAGGAATAGCTATGGTCGGAGGTGTCACTCAAGAAGACCACACAAAAGCTGAAAATAATTTTACGCCTGAACAATGGGAAAGTTTAAAGAAACTTTGTGACGAATTACACGAGACATATCCAGA